ATACATCTTTTGGTTTTGGCGTTAGTTTAGGTGTTGGTTTAGGTGTTGGTTTAGCAGCTTGCTGTTTTCTGTATTTTACAATCTCAGCAATGTTTGCGCTGTCATTGTCTTCGTAATTTGTTTTAGCCATATTAACGCACCTTACAAGAAGTTTTACCACGTTGAGCTACACCATCACCTTTAGATGCGGCCAATCCCCCATTCTTCATTTTTACTGACTTGTTACTAGCAGGTATATCGAATTTAGGTTTTACTACTTTATCTTTTGACTTTTTCATTTGCTTTTCTGACTCCTCACCTTTTGCATATTGCATGGGACTAATTTTACCTGATTTAATAGCTTTAGCTTCTTTAACTTCTTCTTTTACAGTATCTTTACCTTTAAACAAAGTTTTAAGTTTATTATCTTTCACTTCGCCACCTTTATTAAATGATTTACCTTTGTCTGCAGTGGCAAAATCTTTGCCTACTGATTGCGGAACACCCGCCTTTTTTGCAAATTTTGAGTTGTGTGCAACAGCTTCCATGAAGCGATGTTGTTTTAAATTTTTACTTGGCACCGCAATTCCACCTTTTTAATGACGCTGCTTTACGTGTAGGTTTACCATTCTCATCTTTCATCGGGCCTGGCATACCACTCATTCTTGAGCAAAATGATTTACGTCTTCCTGCATCAGCTTTTGTTTTAGGGTGTGGAGCAGGTGCTTTTAAGTTTGATCCAGTAGCTGCGTTATATTTAGCTCTACCTTTAGCAGTAAGGCCCGCTCCTTTATCTACAGAAAGTTTTTCACCTCTACCAACAGCTAACGAAGGTGTTTTTTTAGATTTACTTGTTGGCATTAATGCCTCCGCTAATATTAATACTTCTTTATGGGTGCCATTGCCCTTAGCTCTATTATATATCCAACAAACTATTTGGCAGTTATCTTCTGTATAACCTAACTTAGGGTTTATTCTATCTATTGATGCAGTGAAAGCCCCGTATTTTTTACTAGATGCTTTTTTGTTAAATTTGATACCTGTTACTGAACATTTACCGTTTAGTATAGCATTTTCTACAAACTCCCTAGATAAATCAAATGCTAATCCTTTTTTCTCTGCTCTTGCTTTTGTACGATACCAAAGCTGGTAGGCGTACTTTTTAGGCATCAGTGTCTAAAAAAATCTATTAACCAAGATACGCCAGATCCTAAAGCAGCACCTGCACCTCCAACAACCATCAGCATATGCCATCCGCCTTTAGCTTCTGCTAGAGTAGACTTGATCTCTTGAAGAGTTTTTTTAACCTCTTCCATATCTTCACTTAGTCTATCCATATCTGACTGTAGGTGTTTAATATCCGCGCCATGTTCAGCCACTTCTCTAGCTGTTCGGAGTACTTCAGGGTTTATTGATTCTGACATAACACATCACCCGTATATAACAGTAACACCAAAAGGTGCAGTGGTAGTAGGTGTGTACCATAACCCTTTATTGAATAGGATTCCTTCACCTGGCAGTAGTACATTAGTCATATTAGAGTTTGCTGCGCTATCTAAAATAAGCAGAACAGCTGAAGTATCAGCTGCGCTATTATCTGTATTACCATCATAAAATGTAGCTGTACCTGCAGTTAATCCTCCAGTAATCACAACACCTTTAATACGACCTCTCATAGGGCCTGTAGTTGGAAGTAATTTAACCGCTGTACCTAAAGTTGATGCACTAGAATGTACTGCTTTGACGTCAGTTTGCATACTCATAATAACCTCCTAAAATATAAAAAGAGGGGGCGGTTAACCCCCTAGACTAATTATTGAGCTGAGTAAGCTGATCTGTCGTCTGGTTGGGTATACTGTACCACTACGTTAACTTTACCTGCAGAAGCTGCAGTGCCTGAAAGAGTAAGCGTAATAGCTAAAGGAGATACAGGGAATGTGCCAGTAGTAGAAGATGAAATATCACCACCAGCAGCTGTAGTACTTAACCAGTTTGCACCAGTAATAGTAGTTGGAGCAATAAAACCTGCAGTAGAAACAGTAAGAGTTGTAACATATTCAGTGCCTGCCGCAGCTTTACCAACAGATACAACACTAGATGTTCCAGCATTATAAGCTGTTATTACAAGAGCCTGGATATTTACAATTCTAGTATTTGCAGGGGTATAAAGAGTTTTTGTAGTAGTTGCTGTATCACCAGCAGCGTAGTCAAAAGTAACGTTTTGGTTTAGTACAACAGTACCTACGTTTTTATAAGTGTTGTATGCAATGTTGCCCGCTCTAAGTGGGCCAGAAAAAGTAGTACGTGACATGGTGTCGCTCCTTCATAGAAAGTATAAGCCTATCAGTCTTCTATGCGTCTGTGGGGGCAGTCTGATAAGCCGGATGTTCCCCGGTTAAAAGTACTTATACTCCTATTTTAATTAGGGTGCAACCTTTTTATAACAGACATAAAAAAGCCCTCCGAAGAGGGCTTCTAATTTACTACGTTTTATGCGCCAGCCGACCCAAAAATAGCCAGAGGGTCACTTACGCCAAAAGAATAACGTTCTCTTGCGCGGTAACGCACGTTGCCAGTTTCAAATTCACCTTGCATATCGTTACTGATAGGAGCACGAACAAAATGTTTAAGTCCGTTTGGTATATCAGTCGTTAAAAACCATGCGTTGTTGTCAGTTAAAAAATGGTTGACAGTATAGCCACCAGGAACAACACCGTTAGATTTAATAGCGTTGATATCGTTATCAGCAGTACCAACACGTTGTTCAGTTTCTAATAAACGAGTAGCTACGAATTGCAACGCAGGCGGTACGATTAACTTTTTGCCTTTAGCTGCGATTAATAAACCACGTTCATCAGTCCAACCAGCGATTTGGATAATAGCCGCTTCTAAAGAAGTTTCGTTTAAATCCGCTGCAGTTGTAGGTTGGTTACTATTAGTACCACCATTGACTAATGGGTGTGCACCAGAAAACAAAGATTGGCCATCACCATATGCAAAAGCAGAGTTAAAACCATTATTTAAAACAGCAGCTGCTTTTACTTGTTTAGTGTATGACATAGCTCTTGCTAATGCTTTAGTATAACGAGCTGCTAATGAGTCATATAAGTTATCTTCAATAGCTTCTTGAGTTAAACTAAAACCTAATGCAACAGTTTCATGGTTGTAGCGAGCAGTCCAAGCTTCTTGCGCGTTGTCATATTGAATAGCTGAACCCTCAGGTTTAACCACAGCAGCAGCAAAGCCAGAAAGTTTAGTTTCTTCTTCAAACGAACGTTCTGAAGACTCGATTTCATAAATTTCTTTATGTTCTTCGCCGTAACGGTTGTATTCCAAACCAAATAAGGCATTTAAACCCGGTAAGAGTTCTTTTAATAGTTGCGAACGTGAAATAGCCATATGTTATGCTCCTTAAGCAGCTGTTGCTGTATAATAACTTGAAACACCAAAGTTAAGTTTTACTAAAACTTCAGGATATTGAGTAATAACAATAACAGCAGAAGCGGGAATAGTAACCTGTGATGCTAAATTTAAGGCAATACTAGTACCACCAACAGCGACAGCAGTTGTTACAAATGAACCTGTCTCTACCAACTGACCATTAGCTGCTATAAAAGCAACATCAGAACCAGCAAGAATTGCTACAGGGCTAGCAGGGATAGTGATAGTAGTGGTTGTAGTTGATGTACTAGGAACACTATTAATTACTGCTGTTTCAGGAACAACACCCATTACACGGATAGGTAGAGAAGAAGTAGTTGCTGGAGCACCTGAAGCTACAACAGCTAAAATAGCATTAGATGAGTTACCAGTGTTTACGTTACCTGCGGCAGTGTCAATCATAGCCATATTTTGACCAATCATTGCTTTGCTAGTTGCGCCAACAACGGTAGTACCAGAACATACAACTGCTTTAAATACAGTATCTGGATCATCAGTAACAACTGCTACAGCATCTCCAGCCAAAGTGCTAGCGGGCCAATATTGTGAAAAGCGTTTTTGTTTTGTTACTGGATCGGTAAACGAACAACCTAAGAAAACACCAACACCAGCGCCGGTTGTAGAAATTGTTGCTCTTACAACAGAACCTCTAGCAAGGGCGACTACATCGCCATAAAAAATATTAGTAGCGTAACCATATTGAATATCAAGGGTACGAGTGGAGCCAGAAAAAACCTGACCTCCAATTAAATTTACGGGTTTTAATCCGTATGGTGCACTTACTGTAGGGTAAGCCATGTATACCTCCAAAAATATATAATAAAATTAACCTCTGCCGAAAGTCGTAGTAGATTTCCGTTCATTAAAGATCGGCATCCTTGGATCACTTTCGCGCATTAAATTGTTGTCTACTGCCTGTGCTTGAGCCTGTGTTTGACCTTGTACATAGTCATTACGTTGCTGAATAAACTCCGTAGGAGTTTTACAAAGGAGTAAACCTCCGATCTCAATATTGTCTTTAAAACGACTATTAGGATCTATAATCATTCTTAGTTGTGGTTGTTCTTCAATACTAACGGGTTCCCAGCCTTCTCGTAGTTTGGACGATAAGTTTCTAGGATCAGCATCATTAAGAGTTGAAGTTCTAACCCATCTATAAGAGTACCCCGGTTGTTTATCCGGTTCTGGTAAGAGTTCAGCCGGTGCCCATTGTTTAGGACGTTCTTGGGTACTACGTGTATTTAATTCTCTAGGTGTTTGTGCCATGTTAGGCCTCCAATTTTGATAGTTCACGGGCGTATTGTTCTGGTGTTAAACCGAACTTCTTTGCTAAAGCAACTTGCGTTTTTGTAAGCGTTATCTTTTTAGGCGCTGTACTTCGCTTTGCTGGAGCTACTACCGTGCTAAGTTTTGTACGTTGAGTTTCTGGCTCATCGTTGGTTGGTGTTGAATCCTCAAATTCTTCGGGAAATCGTTTAGCTATTTCTTTGTTAATTTGGTTAAAGTACTCGTCTGTCCCTACGAACTTCTCACCATATTTTTCAGCTAGCTTGTTGTGAAAGCTCACTGCATAATCATTCATTAACTGTTTTTCCGGGTCATTAAACCACGGATTTTCTGCTACCCATTCCGCTACTTTAGGATCTAATTGTGCAACTCGTTGTTGCTTTTGAGGCAATACTTGTACGTCTTCATCAACGTTTTGAATAGTAGGCCTGAAATTTTGAACTTTGTCAAGCTTTTGTGTTGCTTTTATTAGTTCTTCGTGTGCTTCTACTATTGCATCAGTATTTCCATAGTCATAAGCTTCTTTATAACTACGTTTTGCCTTCTCTACTTCTAGTTCAGCTTGAGATTTATAAGTAGTAATAAGCTCTTGTTCGCCAGACTCTAGTAACGATTTTAAGCGTTTGTTTTCATCTAGTATTTTTTGAGCAATAGTTAAAGCTTCTTCTTGTTCTCTATAAGCTTCTTCTTTAGCTCTACGCTCATCATGCCAAGCTTTTTTGTACTGTTTAAATTTGTTTTTTACATTACCTGAGTAATCTTCAGAGTCATCAGCCGTTTCTAACTCGTCAACTACTTCTTTAGGTAAAGGTTTTTTGCCTTTGTCTTCATCAGGAGTATCATCTGTAATTTCAATTTCAAAATCTTCAAAATCAACTGCCTGTTCTTCATCTGGGAATTTATATTCATATTCACTCATAGTTTTCTCCTAAGCTCTGCTAATACCGCGAGGATCCAAAACTGCACCCTCAACACTATCATCGTTAATCATTCGCATTTCAGTACCGTGGATTTTTAGTCGTGTACCTGCATTGGGTCTTACTAAAATAAAATCACCTACTTTGCACCAAGGACCTGATGGAAAGCGTTCTTTATCTTGGTAACAGTCTGGGCCCATCGCTACTACAAATAGTACTGTAGCTAAAAGGTTTTCATGCTTTAGCGTTTCGTCTGCTTTAATGAGTCCACTATCGTATACTTTTTCTATCTCAGGTAATGCACATAATATGCGATACCCAGACGGCGTTGGTAATTGCGTTGCTTTCTCTTCGTTTGACGCAGACGTATCTACTTCCCCCACAATCTGTGGGTTCTTAGGGTTTGTGCCAATTAAAATTTTACTCATCTATTTCGTCCAGTTCTTGGTTTAAAAGCGTTATGTATTGTCTAGCGGTTCTTAAACCCCTAATTTCGCCACATAACTTTTGGTACTCAACGAAGTCTTTTGCTCGACCATCGCTTATTGAGTTTTGTAGTAGATCAATTTTTTCATCTATTTGATCTTTTAATATTTTTGCTATTTTGTCCATTTAATACCTT